CCTAAGAACGCTACACTGGGTTCAGTTCCAACTTGGGTAGCAGTATCTAACACTAGCGGTAAAATTGCTACAAACATTTCTACAGGCGCACAACCTAGCGGTCGTATTAGAATAGTTAATAATCAGATTAGTGAAGTTAGAATGGTTGAACCAGGAAGTGGATTCCCACGTGGTAATGTCACAGCAACAAGTACAACAAGTACTGGAACCATTACAGTTGATAATATCACTAACTTGGCAGCTAATCAACCAATCGTGTTCAACGGTACAAGCGCAGGCGGTATTGTTACTGGTACATACTATTATGTTAAAGGTACTCCTACTCCGACATCGGGACTAGCAGGAACAATTCAAATTTCTACAACAAGTGGTGGCTCGGTATTTGCGTTAACAGCGGCAACAATTAGCGGAATGACATATTTTGCTAGCCCAGTAATTACACAAACTGACCCTAATAAAGTTAATACAGCACCACTAGTGGCACGTATAGGCAACGGCGCATTAGGCAACCCAAGTTTTAGTAATCGAGGTACAGCTAACACGACAGCTACAGCAAGTTACCTAGGCGATGGATATTCTGATTTATATCAAATTGGTACTTATGTCAACGTAAGCGGACTATATCAAACTCCAAAACCAGGTTGTAATGTGGTGTTTAGTAGTATTACAGGAACAAGTCGTTGGTATAAATTAGTTAGTGTGACTAACGTACTAGGTATTCCAGGTAACTATACAGCTACATTCCAAATTAATCCAGGAATATCAACATTGCTGGCACCGGCACACAATGATTTGATTACAACAAACTTAGCATATAGTAACGTTCGACTAACTGGACATGACTTCTTGTACATTGGTACAGGTGGTTTTAGTGCAACAAACTATCCGTATGTTGATCCTACTAAGGCAGTTAGTGCTAATCAAGAACTGTTTGTAGGCGGTGGCCGCGTGTTCTTTACAAGTACTGACCAAGACGGTAACTTCAACGTTGGTAACTTGTTTGGAGTTCAACAGTCAACTGGTACTGCTACATTGAACGCTTCAGCGTTTAACTTGTCAGGACTACAATCGTTGACACTTGGATCAGTAAGTTTAGGGGTTGGATCGGCTACTATTACACAATTTAGTACAGATCCGTATTTTACAGCTAATAGCGACAGTGTAGTACCAACGCAGAAAGCAATTAAAGCGTTTATTACAGCCCAAATTGGTGGCGGCCAGAGCTCTTTGAACGTAAATACAATAACATCAGGACAAATTTATATTGCTGGAAACACTATTAGTAATACTAATAATACCCAAATATTAGTAACTAGCAAAATGACATTTGCAGGCGGAATTGACGGGGCACCTGTTGCTCTTGCATTCTTTAATCAACATTAAACATAAATATTTGGAGAGAAAATTATGTCATCAGGAATTTTATACACAGGTACACCGGGATCTGGAACAGCTACTACTACCTATATGGTACCTAACAATACATACACAGTATGCAACGTTAGTTTTACTAATACTAGTACAACGTCTGCGGCAACTATAAGATTGTATATTGGTACTAGCTTAGGGACTGCAGGATCACCAACCGGTACTCTAGTACCCAGTGAAGCAATTGAATACGGTACAACCGTTGCACCAGGTGGTGTATTTGAGCGTACAGGACTAGTATTAAGTAGCACGTCCGGTGCAAAATACATCACAGTTTATTGCTCAACAGCTACCGTAAACGTTAACATTTACGGAATTGAAACAAGCACATCATAATTAGAAATATAAGAGAGATAAAAACATGGCACGTTATAATACAGTAATATCAACAGCTTCGTTAGCAGCCTCAAGCACCACACAGTTAACAACACCACTTGCAGGTGCATTTACAGAGTTCACAGGAACTACATACGGTGTAACTATTGCTGATCCTGCATTATTTTCGGGCCAAGCTCAAACATTTTATAATGGTGCTTCGGGTATTATTACACTAACAAGTGGCGGGAGCGGGCAATTTAAAGGCCCAGCGTCGAGTGGCGGCACTACACAAGCATTACCGCCTAGTAGTACACTAACACTATATAGTGATGGTACAAACTGGATTACCGCTTTTGACGGCGGCGGCCCGTTGTCAGCAACTACTGGTACATTTACTGGTGATCTTGTTAATAGTTCTTCGTCGGCTAACGTAATTAATGGCCCTACTACACTTAATGCCTTTACCGGGGCAACAAGTGCAACTATTGGTTACAACAGTACCTTAGCTAGTACCACAACTATTGTAGGCGGTGCCACAGCATCGGGTAATACAACTACTGTTAATATTGCTAACGCAGGAACAGCAGGGTCAACAACAGCAATTAATTTAGGCGCTACTACAAGTGCAACTACTGTAAATCTTAACGGTACACTTGCACTTAACGGTACTACAAGTGGCTATGTTAAATTAACAGCGCCTTCGACTGCGGGTACACAATCTTATACATTTCCGTCAGCGTATCCTATCACAAGCGGATATGCTCTAACAGCAACTACCGCTGGTGTATTGTCTTGGGCCAACGTACAACCAACAGTTAGTGATATTACTACCAATGCAACATATTACCCTGTATTTAATAGTACAAATACTGGTGTGTTATCTACGGCCAACGTTGCTAGTAGCGGGATAACTTTTAATCCTAACTCAAATAATTTAGTAGTTGCAGGCACAGTTAATGCATTAAGATCAGAAAATTTACAAACAGGTTCAACTTATACCTTTGCTTTAACAGATAGAGATAAAACTGTTACAATGAACCCATCGAGTTCCTCAACAGTAACCGTTCCTGCTAATTCCACAGTAGGATTTCCAATCGGCACCGTATTGTACTTGTGCAATCTTAGCTCACAAGTTGTTACATTAGCCGCCGCGGGTGGTGTAACTCTTACCAAAACAGGAGCATTAGCTCAATACGAAGAAATTACATTAAGAAAACGTGCATCAGATTACTGGGTAACTATAGCTAGTACAACTAACGATAGTGCTACACAAACAGGCGGTACATTTACCAACTCTGGTAGTAGTAGTAATGTTGTGTATACTACTGCAAGTAATACATCTGGTACATTCAAAGCTAACTAAAAGATTAAGGGAAAAAACATGCCATTTATTAAAAGTATTCGTGGAAATTATACCACAGCAAAAACCGACGTTGAAAAACGTTTTGAAATAACCGGAGGAGACCGTGTTTATACAGCGGGCGGATTTCGTATACACGAATTTATTACTCCTGGCCATCACGAATTTATGGTGAGAGATAGATATGCAGGATCAGGTTCTACTATGAATCTAGCAAGTGCTTTTGTTAATGCTACTGGATATATGTGGGGAGCAGGTGGCGGTGGAGCCGCACCACAAGGTTGGGCATACGGTGCTCCGGGTGGCGGCGGCGGATTTGCCCAAGGAACAGTTACCGTTAACTCAGGTGCTACACTTAACGTTACTGTAGGTGGCGGTGGCGGTGGCGCCGGCAATCAAAATTCACCAGCAGGCGGTGGTGGTAACGGTACATCATGGGGTAATGGTACTGGAGGTGGACTAAGCGGCATGTTTAATAATAACAGCTATGCATTTAGTAATGCCGCTTTGCTAACTGGTGGTGGTGGTGGTGGTGGCTCATCGCGTGCCGGTACTGGTAATAACGGCGGTGGTGGCGGTGGTACTTCCGGCGAAAACGGATATGCCCCATACCAAGGAGCTCCAGGCTACGGTGGAACACAAACCGGCGGCGGCGCAGGCGCACCAGGATTTGGTAACGCGGGCGGACAGTTATCAGGCGGTAATACTAGCCCACACGGTGCAGGTGGCGGCGGCGGTTACTATGGCGGCGGCGCAGGTGGTTACTATGAGCCAAACGGTATGAACGGTGGTGGCGGTGGTTCGGGTTATGGTGGCGGCGCAAGCGGTATAACGTTAAGCACCGCAAGTGCTACATCAGTACCTTCTACAGGTAGTAGTTATTATGGCGGTAGTGCTGGAGTCCCAGGTGGTATTAGTGCTGGTGGTAATAACGGCCGCGTTGTAATTGTGTATCCTAACTAATATGATATCTGGAAATTTTTTAAGAACAGAACATCTCTTAACAGGTGTAGGTGATCATTTTGATATCAACTGGCTTAATTCAGATACTATTATTCTTCCACCCAAGGAGGAATGGGACTATCAAAGAGAACTACGTTTTGAAGATGTGTATATTTGGGAAAAAATATGTGAACCTTGGCAATGGGGTGTATATGCCGCGTGGGATCCTTATGCTGAATTTTATGTTGTTAGACACGAAATAAATCATTTCCGTGACAGATCTAAAATTGAAGCCCCTATATACACATTTGAATATTTTTATGGCCCTGGAGCGCAGGCCCGTTTAATTCAAAAAATGAAAGATGTGGACATTTTAAAATATACTAAATTTAATGACCACTGGGTAGAACCAGAAAAAATGTGGCTTTATGCGTAAATAACATCTCGTAAATATTCAAACAAAGTGGGTTGCTGACTAATAATCGCTTCCCATTTTTTCTTTCTAGCATTTAAATAGTTAATTTCATTTTTATAAAATATCGAATAATCTGTTGGGCATTCCATCTCTCCTAATTTTGAGCTAATGTGATCGAGCGGAAAATAATTCATCCCAGCTTGTATCCAAGAATAGCCACCCGATGCTGCCGCGACATGTGTAAACGCTCTGTTATCAACTATTGCATCAAAAGTAGACGGTGATCGTTTGGCCGTAGAAAAATAATCCTTTTTCATGGATGCTCGCCAGTAGTCAGTATCATCTCGTCTACTTAAAGAATAATGTATTGCTACAAATTCAGCAAATTCGTTAAACATTTTAAACGTAGCGTAATTATACGCACTCTTATCCCATTCTGTTGGGTATCCTCTGGATAATGCACGAATTAGTTCAAATAAGAATTGATGTATAGTATAAAGTCCATTGCTTTCTAATGGTTCAATAAACCCTGCACTTAGTCCGATTGCTACACAGTTTCCAACCCATGTCCTTTCATGAATTCCAACTCGCATAGTAAGTTCTTTAAATTTTAAACGTTCAACTTCATTTTTAGTTCTTGGAACAACCATTTTATTAGATTGTAAATATTGTTTAAATTCTTCTAGTGCATCTTCTTTACTAATAAACTTGTCAGAGTATACATATCCAGTACCTATACGACTCCATAAGGGAATATTCCAGACCCATCCATTGTTCATCGCAGTACAGTTAGTAAACGGTTCTAATTCTTTTTCTTTATCTTCATATGGTAACTGTGTGGCCCATGCCTTATTATTAGGTAACATATCGGAATAACTAATGAAAGGTTCTTTTAGTGTTTTTTCCATCAACAAACTTTGGAAACCAGTACAGTCTACAAATAAATCAGCAGTGATTACGCTTCCATCTGACAGAATCAATTGTTTAATATTATCCGATTCAACTGCTATATCAGTTACAGTACTAGCAATATGAACCACTCCACGTGGCACACAATATTCTCCTCTAAGCCACTGACCAAATTTTGTAGCATCGAAATGATATGCTAGACCTAAATCAGAGTCATAGCTATCCATAATATTATAATTAGGATTTTTAAAAAACTTATTACTTTTGCACATTATTGCTTGCGGAGAAAAGCATTCGGCAAAATCGGTTATAGGAGTTTCTGGATAGGCATATTTTTTAATAAGCCAATCATTTAAACCATATGTGGTTCCTTTAGTTGATGGAATACCAAATGGATACAAAAATCCGCCATCATCTTTTTTGTAAAAATCAGTAAATTTGATTGATAATTTATATGAACCATCGGTGAATTTTAAGAATCTAGATTCATCTATACCTAAATAGTTACAGAATTGTCGCAGGCCATTAATTGTGCTTTCACCGACCCCAACTATCGGAACATCTGGGCTTTCGATTACAGTAATATTATATTTTGGAAATTCATTTATTAACATTGCGGCGCTCATCCACCCTGCTGATCCGCCACCTACTATAACAATATTCATTTTTTATCCTTGATTATTTAACGCTAACCATGCTACGATAGCATATTTTGTTCCAGAAATAACTGGATGCGCTATATGAGCATGTGAGTAATTTGATGGAAAAACTATAAGTGATGACCTGGACATTTTTAATTTTAGATTAAAATTAATAAACTCTAGTTCTCCTCCTATATAGTTATCATTTAAATATAATACGCAACTTAAAAATCTAGAACTTCCGGGTAACCCATCCACATGTGCATCAAATTTTTGATTATTTGAATATTTTAACATATTATAAAATTCATGATGGTAATTAATACCTAATATCCTATGACGATACATGTAGTCTTCTAATAGAGGTACTAAAAGATTGGCAATTTTGTTATGCAATTTTTGAGCAATTCTATTTCCTTGTTCAGCATAGTAAGTTATACCTGTATGTAGATTAGTTCTAGTAGCATTGACACTCTCATATCCGTCTTTTCTAACATCTGCTAAACTCCACTCCATGATAGAATTATCATTTGTACACTCATTTTCTATTAGACTAATAGTTTCTTCCGGCCCATCCCAAATATTTTCGTAGACCTCGATACATCCGTCAAAAGTGCGAATTGGTGTGAATTTGTAATCTGTCATTTAAAATTTTTATAATATTTTTATGTTAACTACAATCGTCATTCTTAACTCGTCGCTATGATCAAATGGCGGAACTAAATGATTTATAATACCAGGTGTAATGACAAAGTCGTCTTCAGCGGTTTCTAAATTAAAATATTTTGATAACCATGAATTATCTACAACAGAAGGATCTAATCTTGATCGTATATTAGGAATTAATGAAGAAAGATATAAAGCATAACCGTTATCGTTAGAAAATACAGTAGGTTTGTGAATACTTCTATTAAACTTTATATAATGTACACCAACAAAATCAGAAGTATGTATATGTTCTTTCATATATTGCCCCTGTTTCATACAGGTATAATTACATATTTCTTGCTCATAGCTAAACCCGGCCTTCATTCCTAGCTGTTTTAAAAATTTTGTAATTTCTTGTTCATATATCGGGTATAGCTGATCAACAGGTACTGAAATGAATCCCTCGTTATTGAAATCCTGCGACATGTGATGTAGATTGCTTTTATAATTTTCTTTATTATCCCAATAATTACGTAGTGGATCTAAATTAAAATTTTTCTCAATAGCAGAAAGTATTTCCGTCTTGTTATACAACAATGGTGAAATATTTGTTTTATAAGCAGGTATCCCAAATAACTGTGTTAACATTTATTCTGAATCTTTATGAATTTTATCTTTTAAATATCTATATAGAGTGCTCTTATATGCAGCCGCCCGCTTCCACATTGCTTTTTTAATGTCAAAGTTTCTAACTATTGAATCTATATAAGGTTTAATATCCCTGCCATTTGTTGCATGTTGTTGGTCAACTCGATTAAATACTTCTTGGTGCATACCGACAGAAATATAAGTGACTCCGTTTTCAGGAGGTGTTAATCTACTTAACATTTTTCTAAATTGAAAATCTAAAAATGTAGCCCCAAAACTTGCAGGTGCACCTTTGGCAAATGGATACGCATCACCGTTGCCTAAGTCTGGACTATAAGTTCTGCTTGCAACTGCTTGCCAATAAGGGCTATCATCCCGTATACTAAATGCATAATGCATTGCAATAAATTCTGCAAGATCCTTAAATAAACTAGCAGTAACAGAGTTGTAAGTATCAATGTCTAATTGAGTAACCTTACCCTTAAGTAAGGATTTTGCCAGATACTGTAAAAATACCATAACTGACATTAGTCCGTTACCTTCTAACGGTTCAATAAATCCAGCACTTAATCCTAGTGCTACTACATTTTTAACCCAAGTGCGTTTGTGAAGCCCAATTCGCATTGGAATCTTTTGATATTCAAGTTGGTCTATTTCTTCTCTTGAGCGCAAAATTACCATTTTATCTGAACATAGATAATTTTTAAATTCTTCCAAGGCATCATCGTCGCTAACAAACTGTGATGAATATACATATCCTGCTCCAATTCTAGACCAAACAGGAATATTCCATGCCCAACCGTTTGCTAACGCTGTACTATTAGTAAACGGTTCTAATTCTTTTTCTTTATCTTTATATGGAACTTTAGTAGCCCATGCAAAATCATTTGGCAATATATCGGAATAACTGGTAAACGGTTCTTTCATTATACCATCAATAAGCATAGCTTTGAATCCAGTGCAGTCTACAAATAAATCAGCAGTGATAGTTGATCCGTCCTTCAAGACAAGGTGATCAATACCGTTATCATTTGTAATAATAGTATCAACAGTATTAGAAACACACTTTACACCTCGAGGTAAGCAATAGTGATCACGCAACCATAACCCAAACTTTGTAGCATCGAAGTGATATGCTACATCTGTTTGTTTATTCCAGTTACCAAATTCTCCATTGTTAACATCTGTAAATTTATTTTGTTCGTACAATGCTGCCGACGGGAAGTAACTGCGTGTAAAATCATTTACATCTAAATCCGGATAAAACGCCTTAATTTCCAACCAGTCAGCTAGCCCATACTGTGTTCCGGTCACGTCCGGCGTTCTAAAGGGGTAGTGGAACGATCCGCTATCAACATCATAAAAATCTGTAAATTTTACACTCATTTTATATGATGCATCACACGCAGGCATGAATTCTTCGTCTTTGATGCCTAAGTAATCTCTAAATTGTGTAATTGATACAAATGTAGATTCTCCTACACCTACAGTAGGATGATCGGGACTTTCAATAACTGAAATATCCATATCGGGGAATGTTTTTATTAAAAATGCCGCACTCATCCAACCGGCTGATCCTGCTCCTACAATAACAATATTTTTTACATTTAACATAATTACTCCACTAGGTTTTCTTGTATTTCTTTTAGTATTATCTTTTTTGATCTGAACATAGAATAAAATTTTTCAATTGAAAATACTTTTTTCTTATAATTCTTAGTTCTGAGTACATCTAACAGCATAAGGTTTAGTTTATCTGTTTGTCTATATTGAATAAAATTAATTTTTTCTGTAGTGTGAAATTTCATATAGCAATATATTTCACCTTCTTCAATACAAAATTCATTATAGTTTCTTTTAAGATAAAACGCAAGATCTGTATTTCTAAACCATTTTCCTATGTCTAATTCTCCCGGTATAACTGTGCATCGATCTGTAATATTGTTATCTTCAAAATAGGGAGGTAAGCTCATAGTCACCGGCAATGATTCTTCATCTGTAAAAAATATAAAAGATTGCTGAAATGAAAATAATTTTTTCTCAATAGATTTAATGTTTACATGCCTTTCAAAAAATGCTTGATCGTAATCATCAGCGCCAACTTGCCCGTCTCTAATACCAAATTTATAAGAATATATTGATCGTAACGCAAACATGTTTTCTAGATGAGAATTAAATGATGGGCAATGATGCATATTAACGTCGGGATAATTTTTATCATATTTTCGATCTTTATAAAATAAAGAAGATACTGGTTCGGGTTCCGTTGCCCTCATCCATTCATTTTCTATACATGCCCAATATACATTAATCATAATTTTATCTAAAGTTAGGTCCCGGAATCCAGAAAGACACTGTTTTTCTATTACCTTGGGTAACCGGCAAAACTCGGTGTACATAATATGATGGAAAAATTAAAACAGATCCAGGATCGTCTAATTCTTTTATATGTACAGGACCATTCATAAACAATTCAAATTGTCCGCCTTCATATTTTTCTGTAGACAGATTAGCAATAACTGTTAATTTTAAATCATAAATTTTATCAAGTTCAACATCTTTATGCCATCCGTATTCACCATTAGTATTACTGGAATATGTGTTGTAGTTAATCATGTCCTGATCTTGAAAGTTATAAAGACTATATCCAAACATTTCTTTATTAGTATAGTGAGCAACACTTTCTAAATCTTTAAAAAAATGTTTAACTATACCCCATTTTACAGTATGGACTTTTGCTGTTTTTGTAACATCAATCGCAGGGATATCGACCCCATCTGGGGGACAATTTTCTAATACTGCAGATAATTCTCTACATTGTTCTGTAGAATAAAAATTTTTATAGAAGTACCATTCAAATTTCATAATTATTCGTAGCTCTTTTTATTCCACCAACGTAGTCTATACGAGCCGGTGATAACAGATCTCAAATCATCATATAGCGTAGAAATATGTTTTGTAAACTTAACAGGCTCAGAAGTCCACTTTTCTCTTTTGATTGGTATTACCTGTGCAATTGGTGTTCCTTTAGGAATAACTCCCATAAACCCTTCTTTAATTAAAAATGGTAAATTTACAGGCACTTCATACGTGTCAGTATCTACAACCCCAGACATAGTTGTAAACGGCAATTCCATTCGATTAAGCGGGTGCGTGAACAACAAACTATATCCCGGTGGTGTTTCTATAGACCAGGCAACATTCCATTTCCATGGCAACTCATCATAATGTTCATATAACGGCATGCCACGTACTTGATCCGGTGAGTGGTAGTCTGCTACCCGCCAACTAACATCCCATAATATCCTCTGCCCGTTATATTCACTAGGATCGACAAATGCAACATCACATGGTAGTGTTATCATATAGCCAGCGGTTAAAGCATCAATTACTGGCACACACATCTTGATAGTTTTATTTGCTGAATTATTTGGAAAACGATGAGGCTTGTCTTTATTAAGAATCCCTTCTAATTGTTTAAACCATCCTGGCACACATTTTGAAGCAGGTAGTGGGGGTGGTACTATCGATTCTGCAAATTCCTCTCTAGGATGATATTTTACTTTAGGCATCTAATTTCTCTTTTTGAAAATAATTAAAGTTAATGTTAAGTCTTACTTTTTGATCAGTGCAATGAGTACTTTGATGGGGCAATCCAGAATTAAACAATAACAATCTATTTTCCCTAGATTCAATTTTAGTCCCATCCTCTAAAATAGTATATCCGTTATTTGTATTAATATAAAATACTGCTCCAACATGGTCAAAGGAAAAATCCACGTGGGGCTGATTTACAATCTCTCTACTAAAATTTGGGTACAAGTTAGCTTTTACTCGTATTAATGATTTTATTTCTAATTTTTCTATTAACGGAGCCATAAATTTAAAATAAAAACTTGGCTGGTTAGTATCTCCGTTAAGCAAGGTATGTGTAAAATAAAACTCGGGAAACTGTTCTTGATTATACTCAGCGACCGATGGCTGATAATACCAAGGAAATTCAGACCCAGCTATCTGCTGTCTAATAAAATTAAAATCGTCAACGCTCAGCACATTGTCAATAATTTTGTACGGTTCACCGGGTAAAAGTCTCATAGTAGTCTACTGTAGTATAGTATATTTAAATATTAAAGCGTCGCCGAGCATTAAACCTGGCTAAATATCCAATGCCAATTTTTAAAACAATGTCTGAAGTACTAACTCCGTGGTTTATAGGAACCGAAGTAAATGAACTGCCATTAAAAGAAGAATGGCTACCTACTCATTCGCCGGGCATTAGCGACATAGATAACTGGGAGCAGATATACATACAATCGGGCAATATTGGAGTATACGCCGCTTGGAGCCCATATGTTGAATTGTATATTATAGTTCATGACCTATTTGTAAGTACTGACTATGGGGTTGAAGTGTTTAGCAGTTCCGATTCCGTATCTAATCGCCTTAAAGAATTTGATATAGTATTGCCAACAAACTTAATATGGATTTAAGACCATTTTAACAAAAACATAGTCATATCTTGTTTTCGTCGAAACGAAACAATTAGCGATTCCAGATCTAATTCTGCTTTAAACTCTTTGTCCCAACAATCTATTAGCAATTTAGATTTCACGATAGATTCATCTTTGAATCTATCAGAATACTTTGTTAGAATATAAGAATTGGCCTTAACAAATGTAGCATTAATTTTATCACGGTGTGTTAAGGATATAGATAATTTAGAATCTGTGGACTGCATTATAGTTCCATACCTGTTCTTTTTTTTCTATACTACTATCGTAATCTAAAATTTCTACATCTATCGTATCAGTGTTCATCGGAACAAGTTGGCATAATGGCGTTCCTGCTTTAATTAACACCTCGCCAGGGCGTTTGTGTATAGAAATAATAGGATTAATTTCATAAAAATCACCGCTTTCTAATAGCCCGTGAGTGCAAGTAAATTCAGGCTCATCGGGATACGGGATAGGCATAATCATTAATGACCAACCTTTAGGAATAGATGCAACCCAGGGCGTAGAAATTTTAAGTAGGGTTTGCAAACTACTTGCTGGAAGAGGGATTGATACTTGTGGCACATCTCCAGAAAACCATTTAATTAAATCTTTATTAAAATTTCTAGTTTTTAAATACTCAGGCAACCCTTGCGGTACAGCATACTGAAATTCTATTGGATTACTAGTAGTTAGTATTGAAATATCGAACCACGATGTTAAAATATAACCTTTGCTACAAATATCTTTAATTCCGGGGCATTTTATAGTACCAGTAGTTCTTGAAAATTGAGATGTATTTTTTACTAGGGCCTTGTATGCGTGTGCAGATTGTTTAGCCCAACTCGGATGAAAATTCCTTGCAGGAATTATGGGATACTTTTCTTTTATTTCAGGAAGACTGCAATAAAATTTTATCGATTTTTTGAAATTAAACACGTTATCTTTCAAAGTATATATTAAATGATAAGCTGATTCGGTCATCGGCTGTTTCGTTTTCAGCTACAGTATGGTACATCCATCCAGGAAATAATATAAGTTTTCCAACTTCCGGTTGATAGGTTACAGTATCTTGTAACTTAGTAAAAATGATAGCAGGTAACAACTGCACAGGCGACATAAAAGTAAGAGCCCCGTCATTCTTGTTAGTTTTAAAATAGTAGACTCCAGAAATATCACTACTTCCGTGATTATGAACTCGAGTATATTCTCCGGGTTTTGTTTCAGTAAACCAGCTAGCGGCTATTCTAAATTTCTTATTAACCGAAGAATTTAATTCTTGCATGTAACTATGTACATGGTTATAAATTTCAGTTTTTAATGCAATCAATTTAAAATCGTCAATTATATTATCTACAAATCTTGGATCACTTACCTGATGAGTTTTTGAACCCCATCCTGGTGCTTGCCCAAAAGAATTATTTTCTTTTAATACATCAAACGCTAGTCCTAGTTCTTCTTGCACGTTACTTAATTGCTCGCCATCTAATTGCGAGTAGTATATAGGAGTAGGAAACCAAAATTCAACTGGCATAGTATTACCTTAATTTAAATTTAACTTCATTGTATAACCTGATGCTTTTGTTAACGCATAGTTAAAACTTAACGAAATTCTATATTTGCCCGGCCCTACTTTACAAATATCAGTACCATGCTCTAACCAGCTAGGAAACAGCACTAACATTCCAGTTTCTGGCTTAATGCCTCTTGACCTCATAGATAAACCATGCGACTTGCTATAGTTAGCATGTTGCATTTGCTTTGCAGGCCGCGGGTCTATAAAAAATATTGCTCCTGGATCTGCATTATCAGAGACTGGAATATCTAGATAAAGTGACCCAGAATAAAAACTATTTGGATGCACATGGGCATGGTGTCTACAACCGTCCAGTTGAATATTTGACCACATACATTGCATTACTAAATCATCCGGGTCCAACCCCAATTCATGAGTAAAAAATTCACGAACTTCGTTATCAATCAAACTAATTAACTCGTTAAATTCTGGTTTCAAATGCAAATCATCAGTAGTAGGAGTAACGCCGTTTTCGGTCATGTACTCAATATTTTCGGGTGTTAGTGACCCAAACACTAAGTCAGCATATTTTTTAAAATCAAATTTGTTTTTATCAAATATGACCACCGCCAGAGGAGTTGGAAAAAGTTGTTCTACGTTTCGATTTAAGATCATAAAATTTGCTCGTGTGTTGATATACTAATTTATCACAATTACATACCTACGATGTGTTTTCTGGATAAATTAATACATGGGCATTTATAAAATGAACGGACATTTACATCATTTATTTCCAACTCTTATTCATCGAATCATTGAGAAGCATCCAGACAATGGATTGCTTATACAAAAAGCAACAGAACTTAAATCAACATTACCGCCTGCCGGTGATTGGAGATGTAGTACATTTAATACGTTAAATCGATACGATATGATTAACGATCCGGCATTTAGTAATTTTTTAAAATATGTTACAGATCAAGTTTCTCAATTTGCGGTAGAATTTGGATGTGCGCCAAACTCTGCATCAGTTACTGATAGTTGGTTTAATGTTTCAGAGCCTGGAGATTTTCAAGAATACCATATACACACTGGCAATCATTTTAGTGCGGTCTACTATGTTAAAGCACATAAAAATTCTGGCAATATTGTGTTTAGAAGTTTTGAAGCAGATACAGATATGTTTCCACTTCCAATAAAAACTATGAATTACACATCATTTAAAACTTTTTCTTTTGATCCTGAAGAAGGAGCACTATTAATTTTTAGGTCTAATTTACAGCATATGGTAGAAAAGAATATGAGTACAGATTCTAGAATTACTGTTGCTATGAATTTTAAAATATTATGATACCTGATAATATTAGAGATTACGTTAAAGTTTATGAAAATTGTATAGATTTACAAATGTGTAAATCAATAGTCAATAATCTAGAAACATTAGGCTGGCGTGAACATCAATTTTACGATCCTGCGATTGGTTATTATTCTAAAGATAAAGAATTATCAGTGTCGTTTAGTGACATTCCAGAGTCTTTAGAGTTAAAGAAAATTATTTGGCTTGCCCTTAACCGTTATGTAATGGAAGACTTTAAAGATTTTAATCCTTGGTTTAACGGCTGGGAAGGTTTTTCACACATACGATTTAACAAATACGATGCTAATACTCAAATGGCAATACATTGCGACCATATCAAAAGCATGTTTGACGGGGAGCGAAAAGGAATTCCTATATTATCAGTACTAGCGTGTTTAAATGATAATTATACTGGTGGAGATTTTATCATGTGGAACACTGAAAAAATAGAAATTAAACCAGGTTCTATAATGATTTTTCCAAGCAATTTTATGTACCCGCACCATGTTTCAGAAGTAACTTCCGGAACAAGATACACATGTGTATCTTGGGTTTGGTAAAGATAAATATAACATTAGGAGAACCCCGACATGATTAAGATTTTTTCAGAAGATACAACTAAGCAGACACTATTAGATTGGGAGCAAACCAATAGTGTAAATTTACCAATTTACGAAGCATCTGAAGCATCAGATTTAGGTATTACTACATTCCCATGTATTGTAGAATATGATGGTACAACTGTTATTAAAATTCACGCAGAAACGCTAGACGGTATTATGCGACTTTCTCAAGAAGCTATTGCTGAGATCGTATCTAAATCAAATTAAACCAACTAAGTCAAAGACTGTTTGAAGTTTTGTTCGAATAGTCTTTGAACTAAAGCTATTGCGTAAACCTTGATGCAGAGGTTTTGGAGCACGATCTATTGTGGCCCATGCCCAACCATTGTGTTCATCACTTAGTTTAGGTACAAACTCTTCCTTAATAACACACAGATATGTGTGGAAATTAAACACCTTGTCATTGCTGACAAATGTTTCTAAAGGTATTGTTTTAATTATATCGGGGCACTTCCCAATTTCTTCAGTAATTTCACGTTGAAGACCTTGCCACGGAGTTTCGCCGACTACATTAGTGCCGCCGACTAGTCCCCATGTACCTTCGTGCTTGCCATGCGCTTTTTGTAATAATAAGAAACGTCGTGTAGATTTAGCATAGAACAATGCACCACTACAAACTATTGGTTCTTTTACAGTATTATTTTCCATTGAGCGGCAGTATATTCACCTTCGAAGCTCTTAACCCATGAAACACCGTTCCATAAGTATTGAACTCCTGTGTATATATTAGTTTGCCACACCATGGTGTCGGATTCCTGACTAGCATTAAAGATTACGTTCCATGAAGATCCGGTGTATTCTATAATGTCATTTGCCAGTGCTACTAGATTGCCCCATACTTCTGATGGTGCTGTATTACTAGGATCGCCTATATCTTCAATGATTAGATATCTTGTACCTACGGCAGGTGCATCTGGAGTATAGGTCTGAGGATTTATGATTGCATCAAAAGTTCCGGGACTGCTTGGTCGGTAACTTCCGGCAATATTATAACCGGCATCAGTAGCCAGCTTACCAGCACTGTCTATGCCAGTGTTTGATGTCAACGAATCTGTATTCCAATTTACTTGAAGGATATTGTCGTTAAGCGGATTAACAGCAAATGTACCAATAACATACGTGCTATTAGGCTGTGACAAGTATATCATACTAGATCCTGCAACATACTGCCCAGGGAATTGACTAAACACTTCCGACCAACTTTGTGCTGGACCTGTAGGAGTTTGTATATCTAGTGTGGGATTTGGCGGAATTACCCCGTCATTCTTACCCATCAACTGTACTTGATTATCATACACGAGGATTTTAAATCCGCCAATCGTAGTAGTTTCTTGCGCAACCAACTGACCAAATGTTGTTGACCCGCTATTGGTTTGTAGCGCAGGGTCAATTCCTAAACCTTCAATGTAACCCGTTGGCTCAGTAGTGCTACCTGAATACACACTGGTGATAATTTTAGTAATAACCCCAAGATGTTTGACCTTGACCGGGGGACTAATCCAAATAGGGCTATCTAGTGTTAGTGTTCCTACATCAATAGGAGTATCATTGCCCACCGGAACTTGTCGACTTGACCAACTTAAAGCATTTAAATTTAATACACTTAGACTTGTCCAGTCGATGTAGTTGTCAGTAGTTTGCAGTTCTAAACTTGGATTAAACAGAACTAATATCTGTTCCATGATTTGTAACTTTTGATCAGTGCTTGACGTCCAAATGTCGCATTTCATAGTCAGCTTAAACGGTGTGGGCATTATACGTTCTACAGTATAATTGCGACCTTGAGCGCCGGTATATGCACCGGTTGTAGAATTTATGTCGCGTTCACGAAAATTCATTTTACTAACATAACTGGCATCACTTAGTCGGTCACGATCTAATTCTAAAGCTGTTACATATATGCTGATCCGCGGAATCGAGTTGACCACGTTTTCACTACCTTGTCTAACGATGCTGGACACTTGACGATCAGCATCACCATACATAACAGGAACTTGATGTAGGCTACCGTCACCATATTTGACCACAAAGTTACTAAACACACGAATTGTCTGCGTGATATATCTTCTTATCTGACCGTCATAAAACCATTGCATTATAAATCCGCCCTAGGTTTGAGAGCAGTAGAAAGACTAGATCTTTGTGCATCTCGTTGTGTATATAGTGTTATGATCCACTGTCCTGCTTGAGGTATGACTTGTTGTGTGCCGTCGATTGTTGGCAAATTAATTTGTATCGCATAATTTCCCGGAGACGTTTGCCAATAGTATACCAAACCATTGTATCCACTAGTCAATGCTGGATAATCGCTAACAGCATATTCTAGTTGTGTAACACCCTGTTTGATCACCACATATAGTGCAGGAGATCCAGTGGCATACACAATATTAGTATCAATAACTGTTTGACCTTCAGTTAGTGTAATCGCGTCAGTAGCAATTTTTCCAGTATAGGTATAATTGCTATTATTAATAAATCCGGTCTTTTGTGTGTTTCGCGTATCATTGTTGGTCATGGTCATTTGCACAGCGTCTTCAACTTTCATCCATGTTTGTGTTGGTCCATCAAATCGGAATAGTCTGTTAGGATAAAAATCTGTACGCAAAAAGAAATCGTCGGTACCTGGTTGTTGAGGAAACTGTATACCAAATCCAAAATCGTAACCGTTAACTGGAAATCCATCACCTATCAAATAACCAGTGTAGCCTGTGCGTACTGGACGAGCATTGTTGTCATTGGCACGATAACTCATTTGACTAGCATCTAAATCAGTTTCATCTGCTGTTTCTAAACGAGGCTTGCCTGTTGTAGGATCCACTGACAATGTGTAAAATTGGCGAGTTTCATAACCACTTGTTGGAGCATCAGCTTCAGCTTGCGCCACAAGTTGTGCATTGATCTCAATTTCTGTATTAAATGTACTGAGTAAATCTTTAAGTGTAGTACCCGCTCCTACTGGATCTCCATTAATGTCCTTAGCTGGTTGATCAAAGATTGATGCAAATTGTTGACTATCAGTTACACGTTTTAATTTTAATCTATATAGATGTGGGAACCAAGTAACTGAAAATCCTTCTGAAGCACGACCTACGTCTTCGATAACATAGTATCGAGGTAAGCTAACATCAAAATCATTAAGAGCAAAATCATCACGCAGGTGGGGAAGTTCTAAAACGTCACCACTAACTGGTTTACGACCAATATATTTGACAAAATCATTAATATGCACAGTCATGTATAGGGTGTCGTTGTCGATAAACAAACCGAACTGACTTAGATTAAAGTCAATATTTTGTACATTATACATGCCACGAATACGATAAATTTCAGGATCATAAGTACGATCGCGATTTTCTAGGAATAATAAATCCTGGATGTTTGTAACTGCTGTAGTAGCATAGTTTGGTTGAGATGCTGTGGCATTTGCCGGGTCGGTATTTGCACCTAAATATTTGTGCAGATATACGTCAGTCCCGCCAGCCTGAAACATTTCGCTAGCTTGGCGGTCTATAAACTTATAGTCCAACCCTTTTTCTGGTTTAAATAAACTTAATCTTGGCATAGTAACATATTTATCGATAGCTAAATATAGTAAGAGGACAATAATATGGATGATCTGCCGTCAACAACCCAATCAAATTCTACTGAAGAACGTAACAAAGTATTTGATTACGTAAAGCAAATGCTAGGTGACGGCATGGTTGAAGTTGAGCTAGATCCTAAGCATTATGAAACAGCCCTAGATCGTGCGCTGGTACGATATCGTCAACGTAGCCCTAACGCGGTTGAAGAAAGCTACATGTTTTTAGAACTAATACAGGATCAAAATGAATACAGATTACCTGATGAAGTTATCACAGTACGTCAAGTGTTTCGTAGAGCTATTGGCTCAAGAACTGGTATTGGTGCAGGCGGTACGCTATTTGAGCCGTTTAATCTAGCCTATACTAACACCTATCTGATGTCAGGTAGCATGATGGGCGGTCTAGCAACTTATGATGCGTTTGCTGGATATCAAAAACTAGTAGGGCGTATGTTTGGTAGTTATATAGAATTCCTTTGGAAGCCCACTACACATATTTTAAATATCCTACAACGCCCTTTTGCACAAGGCGAGCAGATACTGGTACAATGTTATAACTATCGTCCAGATTGGGTATTGTTACAAGACATCTATTGCAAACAATGGTTACGAGACTACACTCTGGCAACATGCAAACAGATGCTAGGACAAGCTCGTAGCAAATTTGGATCAATTGCAGGGCCTGGCTCCCCGATCACACTAAATGGCACTGCACTGATTAGCGAATCCAAGGAAATGATTGATGTCTTAGAAAAAGAACTTATCAATAACGAAGCCAATGGTAGCAATGCCTACTACTTTATAACTGGTTAAAAATTTCTTCTCTATAACTATTCTGCTATATAACATAGTATGAATAATTATATAATTCCAACTACTATAATTGATAATTTCTTTGATGATCCTGTTTGGATCAGAAACTTCGCGCTTGAACAGGAATATTTTGTTGACGATACCCACCAATGGCCTGGAAAACGCACAAGACCCCTTCATGAACTGAACCCCCAACTTTTTAATCATATTATAGAACGATTTGTATCAGTCTTTTATAATCTTGAGCATCATCGCATGGGATGGAATGTTCAGGCGTATTTTCAATTAGTTAATGATGATTTTCAAGAAGGTTGGGTACATGTTGATAAAGATGCCTTAATTTCTGGAGTAGTGTATTTAAACCCAAATAGTCCTGCTGATGCGGGTACTACCATTTATCAATCTAAAATACCAGGTGCTCAAATTTTAAATCATGATAAAAAAGTTGAAGCATTTAATGACCCAGCATTAACTGAATCGCTATCAAAATATAGAAAAGAAAACAATGATCAATTTGAAGAATCTATCATTCTTAAAAATAAATTTAACAGATTAATAGCGTTTGACTCTCATTTATACCATTCAGCTAATAGTTTTACATTGCCAAATAACGAAGACCGATTAACTTTAGTGTTTTTTGTATTTAAATTAGATACAGATCGGTATCCTTTACAAAGAATGAATCGGGTTTAAAAAAGTATTGACCTTGTAACAAAACTGTTATATACTAGAACTAAATTAGGAGAGCTTTATGATTATTGGCGTATGCGGTTTTATTGGTTCTGGCAAAGATACGATTGCCGATTATCTTACCAACTTTCACGGATACCGACGAGAATCATTCGCCAACAGTCTTAAAGATGCTGTCAGCGCAGTGTTTGGTTGGGATCGCACCATGTTAGAAGGACGTACAACACAAGCTCGAGCATGGCGAGAAGAAGTTGATACTTGGTGGGCAAAACGCTTAAACATGCCTAATCTTACTCCACGTTGGGTCTTACAGCATTGGGGTACAGAAGTTTGTCGAAATGGGTTCCATGATGACATGTGGATTGCCAGTTTGGAAAATAAACTACGTACTAGCAAGGACGATATTGTTATCAGCGACTGCCGTTTTCCTAATGAAATCAAATCTATCAAAGATGCTGGTGGTATCGTAATCCGTGTAAAACGTGGTCCGGAACCCGATTGGTATAAGGATGCCGCAGATATGAATGCCGGAGACCGTTGCATGAATTATGCTCTAGCTAAAAGCCGTATGGGCAAGCTGAATATTCATGCTAGTGAAACTGCTTGGGTAGGTACTAAGTTTGATTATGTTCTAACTAACGATGATAGCATTGATGATTTGTATTCTAAAGTCCAAGGAATTATAAGTCCGGAACAAGATCACCTTGCCTCCAGCGAACCCCCTCTTTATGCAGGACTCGCTGGCAATTAGCACATACTGTTTTTAGGTTCGTAGG